TGAGGCGGGCATCCGGGTGCCTGGCCTGCATGATTTCCGGCGGGCTTTTGCGTTGAACATGTGGCGGGCGGGGGTAGACCTGCTAACGATTTCGCGGCTGATGGGACATTCGAGTGTGGTGGTCACGCAGCGCTACATTGCACAGCTGGATGGGGATTTACGCCAGCAGCACGCGAAGGGCAGCCCGGTGGATAATGCGGTCCTATGAGGAGGATCAAATGGTGCGGCATCGTATAATGGTCACAGAGGAGATTGAGGATTTGGAAGAGGCAGGGCGGTATTTGACGGAGGACGGGACGGATGCACTCATGCTGCTGCAGGCGGTGCTGCTGCCGGGGGAGCTGCTGCGCCTGGCGAGGCGGTTTGAGCAGGCGCGGGCGAGCGGGAAGCAGATCCTGGTGGGGGTGGAGTTTACGCGCGGGCATGCGAGGAAGATTATTTACCACGAGAGCGAGCTGTTGGAGCGGGAGTAATTTCACGGTTGTTTAAGCCGGGTATGTCTGTATAATATTATTTAGCTTGGCCGTTTGGCGAGGAGCCCGGAGCGCATGTTTTTGCGTTCCGGGCTTTTTTTGTTTCCACGAGTGAGGTAGGTATGTCAGCTGAAGTAATTGCGTTTGCTACGGTTGTGGCTGGGGCGCTGGGTGTTCCGCTGGTGCAGGGGCTAAAAAGGCTGTGCAGCCTGGTGCAGATTGATTTATCTGGAAGGCCGGCGCTCTTCGTCACCCTGGCGGTGGCGATGATCCTGGGCGTGGGGGTGATGGGCCTGACCGGCGCGCTGGATGGGCCAGTGACGGCCGAGACCCTGGGCGCGGTGGTGAGCGGGGTGTTCGCGGTGGCGACGGTGATTTATAAGGTGATTTCGAATAAGACGCCAGAGGATGAGCAGAGCGGCCAGGGTCTCGATGACGCTCAATGATTGGCTCGGCTGGCTGATCGTTCTGTTGGGGGCAGCTATCGCGTTTTTCAATATCCGGTTCTACATTCGCTGCAGAAGCACCTGGCGGTGGATCAAGCTGATGTATGGGCTGGTGGGCCTGATGTACTGCGTGTTTTATCTGACCTACATGCTGGACGTTCTGCCCACGGCGATGCCGTACACGCGCAGCCTGACGACGGTGACACTGGGGGTGCTGCTCTCGGGGTCGATTGTTTCGGAGCGCAGCCGGTTAGGGGGGTGCGATGGGTGTTAGCGTGGGCGAGGTGGCGGCGCTGATCGTGGCGCTGATTTCGATTGGGTTGTCTGTGCTCAAGACGCGGCCGGAGATTCACAACCTGACGGGGGACGCGGCGCAGTCGTACAGCGAGGCGGCGCGCAATTACGCGGCGCAGGTGGTGGACCTGCAAACGCGGCTGACCAGGGCGGAGGAGACGATCAGCGCGCACTCGGCCGAGTTGAGCAAGATGATGGCGGAGAACGCCGACCTGCGCGATTGGGCGGAGCGGTTGGTACACCAGGTGCGCAGCCTGGGTGGTGATCCGGTGAAGATGCGGTCGAGGGCTGAGGCGAAGTGAACGATGTCATTGAATTCTTGGCCTCCTTTCCTCCAGTTCAATCGGCGATCAAGATTGATGGGCAAGGGGGTGCGAGAATTCAGTTGGATATCCCCGAAAGTGAGATGGGTAATTTCATCAAGGCGATGATGTGGCGAGGGAAGCAGATCAAGGTGACGCTTGAACTTGCAGAGACTTTGACGAAACTTGACAATGAGACTGAAAAAAGCGCAAAAGGAAATCCTATTAAGTTGGGTCGCCGAAGGCCTTGAAAGCGGCGAAATCAACGCGCGGGCGGCCAAATTTGAGCCGCCCTTTTCAGTTTCCAGAGCGCAGGTAGATTACTACCGAGACCGCACGCGCACGGACCTGCTGGCTATTCGGGCAGTGGTCGAACAGGCGGCGCTGGTAGATGGTTACGCCAAACGGGAGACGCGCATTCAAAAGTTGTCCATTTTGGCCGCACTGATGGAAAAGGATTTGATGGGCGGCTTTCTTTGGACTGACCAAGTCAAAGGCATTGGATCTAAAGAAGATTTCCAGGTCGTGGAATATGAGGAATTCAACGGGGCAGAGGTTATCCAATACCGCGGCGTTTTGGACGATATTGCCAAAGAGGTTGGTGACCGCACACTCAAGGCGAATGAAATTATGGCCGGCACAAAGGCGGGGGAGGCGCTATCGGCCCTGCCTGCCGATGTCCTGGCTTCTTCATTCCTGAACGTTTACCGCGATGCCAGAGACCGCCGGCACATGGAATATCTGCTCAAGGGCGGTCGCGGTTCAACCAAAAGTAGTTTTGCATCACTCAACCTAATCTATCTGCTGGTCAATAACCCAACCGTACATGCACTGGCAATGCGCCAGGTCGCCAACACGCTGCGAGACAGCGTTTACAGTCAGATCGTTTGGGCAATTAGCACCCTGGGAATGATGGATAGTTTCAAGTGCATCACGAGCCCGCTTGAGATTGAATACAAACCCACTGGGCAAAAGATCTACTTCCGCGGCGCAGATAAGCCCGAGATGATCAAGTCGATCAAGCCAGTTTTTGGACATATTGGCATTCTGTGGTTTGAAGAGCTTGACCAGTTCCACGGTCCTGAAGCGATCCGCAAGATTGAGCAGTCCACCCTGCGCGGTGGCGAAGAAGCCTGGGAGTTCAAGACCTACAACCCGCCGCGCACTGCTGCTAACTGGGTCAATAAGTACGTACAAATTCCGAAGGCCAACCAATACCAGCACCATTCGACCTACCTGGACGTGCCTGCTGAGTGGTTGGGACAAACCTTTATTGACGAGGCCACGCACCTCAAGAGCGTCAACCCGACCGCATACCTACATGAGTACATGGGCGAGGTGGTTGGCACAGGCGGCATGGTCTTCGAGAACGTGCAGATCCGCAAGATTACTGACGATGAGATTGCGCAGTTTGACCGGATTTTGATGGGGAATGACTGGGGGTATTATCCCGACCCATTCGCCTGGGTGAAGTGCTATTACGATGCGGCCAGGCTGACTCTGTATATCTTCGATGAACTGAAAATGCAGAAGGCAGGGAACAAGGAAACATATACGGCCCTGGTCAGGGGCAAAGGCCTGCGTTCCGATGGCGTGATCATCTCAGATAGTGCTGAGCCCAAGAGCATCGCAGATTACCGCCAATACAGCACTGAGGGTATTGAGGATCTGGACGATGAAGGTAAACCAAAACTAGATCCCAAAGGAAAGCCAGTGCTGCTGTTTGGGCCTTCCGTGCGCGCCGCTGAGAAAGGCCCTGAAAGCGTCAAATACTCGATGAAGTGGTTTCAGTCATTGACCGCGATTGTGATCGATCCCGAACGCGCACCCGAAACGGCAAATGAATTCCTGAATTACGAACTTGAGCAGGACAAAGATGGAAACTTCATCAGCGAATATCCTGACCGGGATAATCACTTTATTGATGCGTCCCGTTACGCAACAAACTTGATTTGGCGAAGGCGAGGTCAGTGACCATGTTTCAAAAAATACTAACCTGGATTAGTGAGGTAATCAAGCGCATGATTGGACAATCGACTGTAAAACAAGCCTTGAATGTAAACGTTGCCATTTCAACAGAAATGGCATCTGCGCTCCAACTGTGGACACAGATGTACGAGAACAAAGCCTACTGGCTTAATGACACAGTGAAGTCGCTCAACCTGCCTGCCGCAATTGCTGGAGAGCTTTCCCGCTCTGCAACATTGGAAATGGTGGTTGAGTTCACTGAAGGAGCGCGGGCCAAATACCTGGAAACGCAATTTAAGAGAGTGCTCGCCAAGATTGACATGGTGACTGAGTATGGATCTGCTAAAGGCGGCGTTGTTCTCAAGCCCTATGTCAAGGGCAGCGAAATTTATGTTGACCTGGTGCATGCTGATCAGTTTTACCCGGTCGCGTTCGATGAGGATGGCGATTTCACTGCTGCTGTATTTGTGGACCAACGCCAGGCAGGCGATAAGTTTTACACGCGTCTCGAATATCACAGCATGACCGCTGCTGGCTGCCAGATTGTCAATATGGCATATCAGAGCGATGCGCGCGACACACTCGGGCGACAAGTCTCTCTTGGAACAATTGCCGAGTGGGCCGACATTCTTCCAGAAGCAACAATCACTGGAATCGACCGCCCTCTGTTTGCTTATTTCAAGTTCCCCCTGGCTAACAACATCGACGCCACTTCGGCTTTGGGCGTTTCGTGCTACTCCCGTGCCACTGAGTTGATTCATGATGCGGATGTGCAGTGGTCTAACTTGCTGTGGGAGTTTGAGAGCGGGCAGCGAGCCCTATATGTGGACGTGCTGGCTTTTGGCAAGGACAGCAGCGGAAAGCCCATGCTGCCCAATAAACGTTTGTATAAAACGATTGACACCGGCGGGACTGCCGATGCCATGTTTGAGGACTGGTCGCCAACCTTCCGCGAAGAAAGCATCCTGAAAGGCTTAGATGCGATCCTCAAGCGCATTGAATACACCACAGGCCTGGCGTACGGCACCTTGAGCGACCCAGCGACCATCGACAAAACCGCCACTGAAATCAAGACTTCAAAGCAGCGGACTTATGCCACGATTACTGCTGTACAAAAGGCGTTGCAAAAAGCATTGGATGACCTGATTTGGGCAATGGATGTTTGGACCACGCTCGCCAATCTGGCCCCTGCAGGCCCGTATGCCGTGACATATCAGTTTGACGACAGTGTTTTAGTCGACACCGATCTCCAATTTCAGCAGGACCTGCGCCTGGTTACTCAAGGTTTGATGAGCAAAGTGGAATTTCGGATGCGCAACTTCAGGGAAAAAGAAGAAGTGGCACGCGCGAAAATCGCTGAGGTGTTGGCCGAGCAGCCGCAGCAAGTTGATCCGTTCGCGGGAGCGTAAATGCTCACGGCTGATTATCTAGATGTACTTCCTGATCCAATTGTCGCGCTCTATCGCGAGTATGAGCAGAGCGTGATCAATGACATTGCCCGCAGGTTAGCCAGGGCTGATATGACAGAAACTGCAGCGTGGCAGATGCAGCGCTTGACAGAAAGCGGGTTGGTGTACGAAGAGGCATTGAACCAATTGGCCAACCTCACAGGGAAGAGCGATGCCGAATTGAAAACGGCCTTTGAGCAAGCGGGCGTCAAGGCGATGAAGTTCGATGATGCGGTCTACAAGGCTGCTGGCTTGAACCCGCTGCCTCTAAATCTTTCGCCGGCGATGGCGCAAGTTCTCGCGGCAGGCCTGCGCAAAACGCAAGGGGTGATGC